CAGGCGACTGGGAGCAGATGTGGAATGGCATCAAAGGGATTTTTATCGGCATTTGGGACTTTATCAAAAATATATTTGCCACTATTCTGAACACCCTGAAGGGCATAGCCGATGTATTTTTAGGCTGGTTCGGTACGTCTTGGGACGAGGTCTGGACAGGAATTAAAGACTTCTTCATTGGTATTTGGAATAGTATCAGCACATTTGTCACGAATATTTTCACAGGAATTCAGACGTTTTTCACGACAATATGGACTGCGATAAAGGATTTCTTTGTCGGTATATGGGATGCTATCTACACCTATGTTTCGGAGAAAATCACGGCTGTCCAAACGGTCATAACCACTGTTTGGGACGCCATTTCTACGGCAATTTCCACGGTGCTGAATGCGATTTACACAACAATATCAACGGTCTGGAACACGATCTACGAGTTTATTTCTCCACTTTTAGAGGCGTTTAAATACCTTTTTGAAACGGTTTTTGAGGCGATTCACATTATCATCAGCCGTGTTATGGATTGGATTTCCGAAAAAATTCAAGCTGTCTGGAATGCTATTGTTGACTTTATCACGCCGATTCTGGAGGGCATTAAAACTTTCTTTGAAACGATATGGAATGCGATTTCAACAGCAATCTCCACGGCTATGGATGCCATTTACAACGTGGTTTCAACTGTGTGGAACACCATTTCTGGTTTCATTTCGAAAGTTTTAAATGCTATCAAGTCGGTGATTTCTTCTGTTTGGAATTCAATTAGCGGTGCAATTTCAAATGTTTTGAACGCCATTTCCACAACTGTATCAAATATCTGGAACGCAATAAAAAATACGATTACCAATGTGATGAACAACATCAAAAATACTGTTTCAAACATCTGGAATAATGTAAAATCGGCGATTTGTAACACAATCACTGGTATCAAAGATACCATTGTAAATGGCTTCAACAACGCTGTCAACTTCGTCAAGAATCTTGCTTCCGAGGCGTGGAACTGGGGTGCAGATATTATCAGAGGTATTGTTGACGGCATTAAATCTAAAATTGGCGCTGTGGCTGATGCAGTTACAGGTGTCGCTGATAAAATCCGCAGTTTCCTGCACTTTTCCGTACCGGATGAAGGACCTCTGACTGACTACGAATCTTGGATGCCTGACTTTATCGGCGGTCTGGCAAAGAGCATAGAAAGCAGCAGAGGCATGATACAGAAAGCAATGGGCAATGTGGCTTCTGATATGATTCTCAGTCCTACAGCTACAATAAGTGCCAATATGGATACAGATCCTTCGAGTGCAGGAGGTACTTCGACTTCACAAAATAGGCAGATGTCAAGCCCTTTGATAGAAATTAAGGAAATGTCTGTGCGAAATGATGATGATATCCGCAAAATTTCTCAGCAGCTTTACCGACAGCTCCAGCAGGGACGACGTGCAAACGGATATGTGTAAGGGGGTGTAGCCATGGGATTTTCTTTTGACAGCATGAATTCAAGAACTATGGGGGTTTTAACACGTATGGTAACTGAAAACAGATTGCCAGAACTGCGTAACCGCACGATTGAAATCGCGGGAAAGAATGGATTGCTTGATCTCGGCTGTTCTCTGTCCGAGCGTATTATCGAGATTTCATGCCTCGTACCTCCGCAAAGGACGCTGGTTGGTCTTCTGGAGTGCAAGGACAGAATTATGAACTGGTTAAACCCGGATAAAGGTCTTTGTCCTCTTATACTTGATAAAGAGCCAGGGAGGGTGTATTACGCAAGGCTTCAAAGCGGTGTGTCTTTTGAAAAAGTGTCGGAGGTGTCAGCGACTTTTGAACTTACTTTCTTTTGCCCCGACCCGTTTGGATATGCTGTAAAAGATGAAAAATATTCTTTTGTTGGAGCAGTCGGGGACTATACGATTACGCGGCATAAGGGTAATATACAATCTAATCCGGTGTATCGCTTAAAGGGACTGCTTTCATCAGATGCTTATATAAGTATAACGACAAACTATAGGGAATTAAAAATTGCAAAAGCAACTCTTAACACCGATGAAACACTGGTTGTGGATTCAGAAAAAATGACGGCATACGTAGAAAATGCAGACGGCATAGTTTTGCGAAACGCTTTGCCGTATCTACAGGAACTTAATTTTCCATCACTGGCTGTTGGCGATAATTTATTACACATAGCAGAAAGTAATGCCATTTTTACAAGCCTTGATATAGAAGCAAAAAGCAGATGGAGGTGACGAACAATGGCATTAAAAGTTATTTTAGGTAAACAGACCGATTTCACCGGGGAGTTTCCGCAGGAATGGGCAAAATCCGGGTTATGGAGGTTCAACGAAACTGCACCGGATAACAGCACATCCCTGATCGATTCATCCGGTTGTAACATGAAGATGTCCATAATCGGTTGGAGCGGTACTACAGCGGACTTGCGCGGCGGTCCCAGGGGCAACTATATCCGCATAAACATGAACAGCCCCACAACAGAAAAAACATATCTTAAAGTGAAAAATGACGGTTCTGTTTTCTCTAATTTGGGAGAGCGTATTATTGTCGGGGGCTGGATGGCTCCCACCACTTACTCCATTGACAACACCTACACGCCCATATTTAACACCAGATACGGTCCGGGACAGCCTATTTTCTATGTATCTCTCATCAACGGCAGACCGAGAATTTCACTCTATAATTCAGATGGCGTATTGATACTGGATTCATCGGTAAAGCAGCCATTTTCTTTTGTGTCTGGCAACTGGTATTTTCTTTCCTGTCTGATTGACCTGACAGCTAAAGCCGCGCAGTTTGTGGTAGGCAACCAAAACACAAAAGAGTGCTGGACTTCCGAGAGCTTGAGTTTTACGGGGGATTTAAACCGTTCTTGTACAGCAGATATTGTCTTGGGAATGCACGCAGACTCTTACTGGTACTCTGGCTTTCTTGATGATTGGTTTCTTGACTGCGATTCAGAAATTACTACAGACGACCTTGTAGGATACTTTCAAAAGTCGATTTGTGCTAATGGGGGCGATACCTCTGGGACTGTAGACGCACTAACCGAGCCGGGTTTCGTCAAACTTCGCGCTTCCACTGACGGCTATCCTACAGAGGGTATTTTACAGACTATACCTGTAGAATGTATGTTATTCGAGGTGGGAAGAGTTTCGGTGACAAGCGAGTGCATTTTCGGTGTAACTGCTGTGTCTCTTATAGAGGTTTCCACCAGTGATGATTTACAGCATTGGAGCGACTGGTCAGTGGTAGAGTCTGATGGGAAGATAACTGCACAAAGCAGGGCGTACATCCGTTTTCGAATAACGCTGACCACTACAGATAAGACAAAAACACCCAAAGTAACAGGCATTCGTCTTTATGACGCTCCGAAACAGCCATACGAAAAACTGAGCTATGCACGTCCCGTTATTCTGGATTCCAGCAGGGGCTGGGAGGCTGTTCTGGAAAATGCCTATGACGTTGTCGTAACAGGTGAAATCAATGGCGAGGATACGCTTTCATTCAAGCTTGCATTTAAAGACGAGAAACGAAAATATATCGACAGCGAGAAGAAAGTCCAGATAGTAAATGATGTATACACTATCCGTAAGATTACCGATGTTAGAAGCGGTAATGGGGACATCGAAACAGAGGTATATGCGGAAGCTGAGTTTTATGACTTAGCTGTCGCTGTTCTGAAAGAAGAGAAAGCGTTTGATGCAGTTAGCCCCGAAGTCCCTATGGCATATGCATTAAAAGATACAGCGTGGTCGGTAGGGACAGTATCTGTCAACACCTACAGAACATGGACCAGCTCAGAGAAAAACCCACTGGCAATTCTCCGCAGCATTGCGGATATACATGGAGGCGATTTGGTCTTTGACTGCCAAAATCGACTGGTGCATCTGTTGACCGTAAATGGCAAAGATAGCGGCGCGGTATTCGCATATGGTAAAAACATGAAAGAAATTGAACGAACCGTGGACACTACTGGCCTTATCACACGCCTGTATGCTGTAGGCTCAAACGGCATGACTTTTGCTAACATCAATGACGGAAAGCCTTATGTGGAAGATTATACTTATTCGTCAGATATTCGTGTGTCTACTTTGGATTGCTCCTCATTCACAAACCCATACCAAATGAAAGAGTATGCAGAAATGCGTCTTGCGCAATATTCCAAACCGTCCATAGCCTATGTTCTGAAAGCTATGGACTTATCCGCTGTAACAGGCTATGAGCATGAGTCGTGGGAGCTTGGTGACTATGTCCGCGTGGAAGATAGAGAACTTGGAATTTCTGTCACTACAAGAATCGTCCGCCGAGAGTACCCGCCGAGAG